GCGGCTCACGAGCTCCTCGCTCGCGCGCCGAAAGCCGGCGATCTTCCCACTCCCAATGCCGATGACGCGCCGCCGCCCCAGCCCGCTCGGCGCCCGCCGCCCTTCCGCCCGGTGATCGAGGAGCGATCGATCAATGATATCCTCAATTCCGAAGAGGGCCGCGCCGCCATCGCCAAGCAGGCCGCGGCCGAGCGCGCAGCGGCGGATATTTCGGCCCGCGGCGATGAAATCTATGAAAGGGCCGTCGCCGAATTCGGCCAGTCCAAGGTTACCAAGGCGCTATCCAATTTCAAGATTTTCGACGGCATCAAGCCCGAACTCGCCGAGGCCGTGTTCGAGCTGGGCGACGATGCGGCGGCAGTCCTGATGGAGATCGCCTCGAAGCCGGCGGTCATCGAGAAGCTCTACGCCGCCACGCCCGCCCGCATGGGCGCCATGGTCGCGGCGCTCGCCACCACGGTCAAGAAGCCGGCGATCTCGAAGGTCGGCGAGCCGCCCGGCGAAATGGGCGGTCGTGGTAATGCAGGGTCAGCCGACCTGACCAGCAAGGACACCACAATGGCGGACTGGGTGCGCACGCGCGAGGAAGACCTCAAGCGCCGGGGCGTGCGGATTTAAATTTACATACCCGCACTGCGGCCGGGCAAAGCCGCTGCGCCCCTCTTTGGCGGGGTCAAATGCCAATGCGCTCGCCTCGGACCGAGTCGAAACCCCGAGAAAACCCCGTTCAGATGCGCCGCGGTTACCGCGGTCCCTAATTCTTCTGACGGCCACCCGTTCACCGCATGACGCGATGAGCGCCGAACCATTGCGCGCTGCGGAGGCACGCGCACGGCCATAAAGGAAAACTTCCGTGGCGAATCAACTCCTAACCATCAACATGATCACGCGCGAAGCTGTCAGACTCTGGAAAAACAGTAATGCGTTTATCCAGAACGTCGATATGCAATACGATCGGTAACGACCAGTCGTAGTAAAACCGCCTTAATTGCTGGAAACCCCTTAGAGCCTTCGACACCACAACGTAGCCGGCAACGGCAAGCGTGACGGTCTGAAAAGTCGGTGGATTGGGCAATCAGCAGCCGAAGTCCTCTTGATCGGAGGTCGAGGTTCAGAGACTATCCCGGAAGGGAGTAGGCACCAAGCGGTGCCGAAAGAGGCGGCTTCAGATGATCACGAAAGACCTCAATCGTCGCTTTTGGTCCAAGGTAAACAAAGTCACGTCCACATTTTACAATGGCACTTGCTGCCACGAGTGGACAGCATCGGTCGACACCGCTGGATACGGTCAAATCAGGAATGGAAAGCTGGCGCTCGCGCATCGGTTGGTGTGGGAGATGTTGGTCGGTCCAATTCCAGATGGCGAGCAAGTTCTCCACCGATGCGACAATCGGAGATGCGTCAATCAAGATCATCTCTTCCTTGGAACCAATGACGACAACATTGCAGACAAAGTTGCCAAAGGGCGAGCCTCTCGTTTGAAAGGCGCCACCAATGGCAATTCCAAGCTGACCGACACGCAAGTTTTGGAAATTCGTACTGCCATCGGCTCGCAACGGGCCATCGCCAGACAGTACGGCGTGAATCAACGGTTGGTGTGGGCCATCAAGCACAAGGTCATGTGGTCTCATATCTGAATGATGATATAGCCCGCTCCCCGCACGAAAGGCGGGGCTGCCGAAAGGCGGACGGCAATTAGCGATTGTCGTCGAACATAAAGGGACTCTTTCGCCCAAACGGGCGCGAAGATCGGCACCGCACTACGTATCCGCCTGCCGAACGACTTCACGCCCCGCACCGGTGCTGCGGCGAGCATACAAGACACATCCGAACAGTCGACCACGATGGTATTGGCGACCCAGCAGGGCGTCGACCTGTCGTTTTCGTCTGTCGACCGCACCATGAGTTTGGACGACTTTGCCAAGCGCATTCTCGCGCCGGCCATCAACATCATTGCCGGCGCCGTCGCGAACACGGTCATGGTCGGTTCCGAGGGCGGCGTCTGCAATTACATCGCGAACGTGGACGCTGGCAATAATGTCCTGAGTCCGACCGCGCAGACGTATCTCAATGCCAACGCGAACCTGAACCGCAACTCGGCGCCGCTCGGCAACCGCAAGGTCGTCAACACGCCGGACACCGAGGCCAAGATCGTCGGCGCTCTCGCCGGCCTCTTCAACCCGCAGCCGGAGCTGTCGCGCCAGTACCGCACCGGCACGATGCAGCAGGCGCTGGGCTTCGACTGGTTCATGGACCAGACCGCGATTGCTCACACGGTGGGATCGTACAATGGCGCTGCTACCGTCAGCGGCGCAGGCCAGACGGGCACCTCCGTCGTCACCGGCGCAATCGTCGGAACGATAAACCAGGGAGACTTCATCACCTTCGCCGGCGTCTTCCAGGTCAACCGCATCACAAAGGCGAGCACTGGCGTACTGCGCCAGTTCACCGTGACGGCCCCAGTCGCCTCGGGCGGAACCTCGATCCCGATCTATCCCGCGATCATCCCGTCGGTCGGCGGGCTCGCACAGCAGTACCAGACCGTCACCGTCAGTCCGGCGAACGCGGCCGCGATGCTGTTCGTCGTGAATGCAAACGCGACGTACCGCAAGAACCTCGCGTACGCGCCCGAGGCCATCACGATGGCCACGGCCGACCTCGAACTGCCCGGCGGCGTGCACGAAGCCCACCGCGAGGCCTTTGATGGCATCGCGATCCGCATGGTGACCGCGTACAACATCACGACCGATCAGTTTATCACCCGGCTTGATGTGTTGTACGGATTTTTGTACGTGAGGCCCGAGTGGGTGACTTGTGTGGCGGACTCCATTCCCTGATAAGTCAACCACTTAATCGCCAAGTCTAACGGGGTTGGCGGATTGAAACACCGCCACCTCGAAAATCACAAGGAGTAATGCACCATGCCCATGGAAGACAACAAGCAGGCCACCCCGGAAGAGATGAAGGCGCGCGAGGTCAAGGCCAAGGAGAACCTAGATAGGCAGGCGCGCGAGGCGCGCGAGGCGCGCGATCGCGAGGCCGCTGCTGCGAAGAGCGCGACCGACAAGCAGAATGCGGAAAACGACAAGCGGAATAGCGAAACCGACAAGCAGAATGCAGACAAGCAGGCGGCCCTTGTCGCGGCCTCGCAACGCGCCCGCGACCAGGCCACCAAGCCGGCAGCGGTTCATGTGAACGAACTGATGGGCGACCCGGCCCCCAAGAAGACCGACCCGGCCCCCAAGACCGAGGCGCGCCGCTATGACGACGCCCCCCCGGAACAGAACTGGGAACTCCCCGACGGCACCACGCGCCAGGTGCTCAAGGATGGTTCGACCGTATATTTGCTGCCGGACGGGACGCAGCGGCACGAGCATGCGGGCCAGCCATCGCGATACTTCCTGCCTTCGAACGTTGCCGCGCTCGACGCAAAGTCGGTCGATGACATCGCGGAGAAGGTCCGCGGTCATGTCGACCTGAATTACAGCCAGAAGGTCCACCCCGACCAGCAGCACATGCAGGCCGTCGCGAAGCAGGTCACCGAGAAGCTTGGGATGGAGCCGAACGCGCTCAACGTTAACCATGTTGCCGGGCTCATCAACGAGCACGTCGCTCGGCCGAGCGCGGAATATCCGAAGATGTTCTACGACCACGCCGCGCACCGCGAGATCACGGTCGCCAACCGCAAGGAAGAGGACGACCTCGGCCCCGGTCTACTGCCCTACCACTGGAGTGCGCCGAAGCCGGAAGAGGCAGATACGCCTGCGGCGAAGCCGCCAGAAGGTGGAAAGAAGTGGCCGACGACCGAGGAAGGGTGGCGAGACGTCAATCGACCCCACCCAGCGCCCGTCCCCAACCGAGTAGAACCGTCCCCAGGCGACGCGTAAAGGCGAGCCATCGGCGTCGCCACCAAGGCCGTGGCTTTGGTGGCCGCGGCGGCTCCGGTTCCGGCCCCCAGTTAAACCACCGGCGCATCGCACCTCCCCCGAGGCGTGAAATCCTTCTTATCAGGATCGCACCGTTCATAAATTGCGCCGCAGCCGTATCTGAGAGCGCCCCACAGCGTTCGATCGCACCACGCGCATACGTGCCTCCGCAGCCACGTTTGGCTGCGTCCCGATAACGCCACCGCTTCCTTCCCAGTCATCATCGCAAACCCCTTTCAAAGGAGGGCACAACCATGTCCGAACATGACGACAAGATCGCTCACCTGCAAGCCGTTGCCGACATGCTCAACATCAGCATCGAGGCGCTGCTCGCTACCCAGGCCCACGCGCTCAATCGGATCGAGTCCGAGGCCGAGGAGGCAGAGAACGTATTGCCGCCGCCGCCGATCGTATACCCAAACATGAAGTACAAGAAGTACGTCTACCGCGAATATCCAAAACTTTTTTACCGCGGCTATATCCAGGACATCGAGCAGACCGAAACGCGCATCGTGCGCGACGAGAATGGCGGCATCTCAAACAAGATCGTCGTGCGCGTGATCCCCGATCAGTTCGTCTGCGAGTACCGCGAGGTCAAAAATCGCGTCGAGGAGATGTCGCTCGACAACGACAACAGGAAGCTGGCGCTCGGCAAGCAGTGGCTCAACACCCATGCGGGCGCGCGCGATGCCGCGATCGAGGCCAAGAAGCATCAGAAGCCGATCACGGAGCGCGCGCCGACTGCGGCCGAACTGAAGAGGGCCGAGGCGGAATACGCCTCCGCGCTGCTGAACGCTGCGGGGCCTAAAAGAGGAAGGCCGAGCAACGCAGCCAAGGCGGCCAAGGCGGCCAAGGCGGCATAAGTGCCCCTCACTCAAGGCACCTTCGGCACGTTCGCGAGCGCGAGGGACATCTGCACCGAGGCCCTGACCGTTTCCGGCATCGTCGGAGACGGCCAGACCGCATCTGGCAACATGGTAAACGCCACTTTCGGCCGGCTCAACCGCATGCTGTCGCAATGGCAGCTGCAGCGCTGGTTGATCTGGCACTTGGTCGAAAACAAGGTGATCGGGAATGGAATTCTCGGAGGCGACCAGAACCCATTTCTGATCGGGCCGGGCGGAATGGTGCTGGCGCCGAACGGAACGCCGCTTCCCTTGTATCCCCGCCCCGACCGCATCGAATTCGCCTTCCTGCGGCAGACGATCCCGACCCAGCCGAACAACATCGATTATCCGCTCGAACAGATGTTTTCCTATGAGGACTGGGCGAACATCGCGCTCAAGACGCTCGGCTCGTTCCCGAGCTATTTTTTCTACGATCCCGCGACACCGCTCGGAAAACTCTACGTCTGGCCGGTAATGTTCCCGACCGGGCTCTACGAGACCCACATCATCACCAAGGAAGTGCTGGGCGGATTCGCTTCGCTCGCCACCGCGGTGCTGCTGCCCGGCGCCTACGAGCCGGCGATGTCGTGGAACCTCGCGCGGATCACCCGCATCGCGTTCCGCCGGCCGCCAGACCCTGAGCTAAACAAAGAAGCAAAGAAGGCGCTCAACATCATCCGCATGCCCAACGCGCAGGTGCCGCGGCTGGTGATGCCACCAGACCTTGTTCGGCCCGGAATTTTCAACATTTTCAGTGACCAAATACGCTGAGACGCAGCGACTTCCAGCATGTTGACAATACAATATCAAGTTTGATACGCCGCCCGCTATCGCAAGAAAGGAAAATGACCATGTTTGCTCCCGCCCGTCTACGCTCCATCGCCATAGCCGTCGCCCTCGTCCTGGCGGGTATCGGCATCTCTCTCGCGCCTGCTCTCGTCATCCGCTTCGCCCATGCGACGCTCAGCCTGCCTGGCGTCAACGGTCCGTTCCTAGGCGATCAGAATACAAACCTCTATTCGGTCGCCAACGCCATCAACAACAACAACCAGCTCGCGTTCACCCCGGCGATCTCTGCTTCACAGACCGTTGGGCAGGCGAACTGCACCCAGCTGACGACCCCGCTCAATGATGTGACCATCTCGGCATCAACCGGCTATGTGTGCCTGCCGACGGCGACTGCTGGACGTGTAGTCTGGATTTATAATCCGACCGGACAGACCGTAGATATCTACAGTTCGGCGACGTCATTTGTCTCCGGCACTGCTGACACGATCAACGGCCAGCCCGGCACGACGGCCTACGCCAAGATGACCACCGGCCTTAGCGTGACCTGTTTCGCGGCGGCCAACGGCGCATGGGCCTGCATCAGCGGCTCGTAAAATGGCTCGCACTTCGCTGCTCGGTGGCGCCTACAGCAGCGCAAGCTTGATCGCGGCGGCGCAGAAATCCGTCAATCTGTATCCCGAGGCCGTCCCGGAGAAAACGAGAGAGGGAGTCCAGGCGGTCAACCGCATGCGGGCCGGCCGCCGCATCCTCTCCACCTGCCCGAACCCAGGTCGCGGCCGCTGCCTCTACCGCGCCACCACGCCGAGCAATCCGGCGCTGACGAACATCTGCGACCTCTACGCCGTGGTAGACACTGGCGTATGGTGGATCGACCAAAATTACACATGGAAGCTGCTCGGCAACCTCCAGGCCCCGGGCTCGACGCCATGCTACATGGTCGACAATGGCCAGGAGCTGATGCTGGTCGACGGCTCGCCCACCGGCTATTCGATCAACCTGACCACCCGCGTGTTCACCATCATCGGCGATCCCAATTTCCTCGGCGCCGACATGGTGGACGTAATGGACACGTTCATCGTGTTCAACATCATCAACACCGGGAACTGGGGCGCAACGCTTTCCAACCAGATTTCATTCAACGCGCTTGACTTCGGCTCGATCACCGCGTTCCCAGGCATCATTCGTAGCCTCGCCATCGTCGAGCGCGAGGTGTGGCTCTTCACCGACCTGGCCGGCGAGGTCTGGTACAACGCCGGGCTGCAGGGATTTACCTTCCAGGAGGCGCCAAGCGTAGTCATCCATCACGGCACCTGCGCGAAATACTCCATCGCAAAAAACGATTCCCAGGTCTATTGGCTGTCGCAGTCGCCGCAGGGCGCCCGCATGCTCATGACGAACAACGGCCGCGCCGCAAAGCGTATCTCTAATTTCGCGATCGAGGACGAATGGAAAAAGTACGCCTATGTCGGCGATGCGATCGGCGGCTGCTACCAGATCGACGGCCACAATTTCTATGCGATCCACTTCCCCACGATGGATAAAACGTGGGTCTACGACGAGGCGCTAGGAGACCCTGGCGTGGCATGGCATGAAGAGAATTACCTGGACGTCAACGGCGTCCTGCGCCGCATGCGAGACTGCTTCTACTCGTTTGCCTATGACACGAGCGTTTCGCTGGACTTCTCGAACGGCTCGCTCTACGCGATCGACATCCAGACCTACGTGGACCAGATTTCGACGACGCAATCCCAGCCCATCCCGTGGTTGCGCCGCCTGCCGCATATGGTTGGCGACAAGTTCCAGCGCACCGTCTGGGACTGGTTGATTGCCGATATCGAGGTGGGCAACGACCCCGGGACGATCTCCGGGGCATCCGGCTCCGGCTTTTCTTCCGGCTTTTCTTCCGGATTCGGCGGATCAGGCAGCGTCGCCATCAATCCTCTGGTCTCGTTGCGCATGAGCGACGACCGCGGCAGGAGCTGGGGAAATTACATGACGCAGACCATGGGGCTGGTCGGGCAATACGACACCGCCGTAACATGGTGGAATCTCGG